AATTCTTCGGCAATTCTCTTTGGTGGCGCTCTTTCATCATTAACTCTTAACGCCGGGACGTCAACAATAAATAGCACGGCCTCTGGCGGTCAAATTACTACGTCGGGTGTTCTTACTCCAACAGTTACTTTTTACAATGTAAATTTTACAAGTGTAGACGCTGGTACTCGCAATCTTGGCGGTACATTGATAATTAATAATCTTAGTGTGGCGGGGCCATCTGTTGCTGGATTAGTAATACTAACTATCGCAAACTTAACTGTTAACGGCACACTGTCCACCACAGGAACAGCAGGAAACCGCCGTGTGTGGATTCGTGGAAATACTTACGGACTTGCCAACACCCTCACCATCAACAGCGCACCAAGCCTGACTGACGCAGACTTCCGCGACATTTACGTTGTTGGCACTGCTGCGCCCATCTCTGGTACGCGCATAGGCAACCTGCGGGGTTGCTCTGGCATTACGTTCAGCACTGCCAAGATCGTATATTGGAACCTTGCAGGGGCGCAGAACTGGTCAGCAGACGCTTGGGCAACCACATCCACAGGAACGCCATCAACAGACAACTTCCCGTTAGCGCAAGATACCGCAACATTTACCAATGCGGGCAGTGTTACTGGAACCATCACAATGAATGCTGCTGTGCCTTACACGGGTACAGTTGATATGTCTGGTAGAACGTCTGCAATGACGCTGGCTACAACCGCATTTGCTATTTATGGCAATTGGACAAATGGGTCAGGTACGACTCTATCTGGCACAGCAGCACTTACTTATTCAGGGCGCAACACCCAAACAATTACTAGCTCGAGTAGAACATTTACTCAAGCTTTAACCGTTGACTCCTACGGCGGCACGGTTGAACTTGCAGACGCGCTGAACATTGGTACAACCAGTTTAACTGTTACCAATGGTACGTTTGACACCAAAAACTATAACGTAACTGCTGCACAATTGGCATCCAGCAACTCCAACGTCAGAACCATTATTCTTGGTTCAAGTACGGTTACTTTGTCATCCGACCCAATTAGTTTTACAACATCCACGAATTTAACATTTAACGCCGGCACTTCAACAATAATTTCTACTGCGACAGCGCCCGTACTGTTTGGTGGAACAGGACTTACTTTTTATAATTTTTCTTTTACTGCAACAACCGGAAGCACTAGAAGTATTACTGGCACAAACACATTCAATAATTTAACAATAACAGCACCAGCTTCCGTAAATTTAATTGCCCTTTCTGTTGGAGCAAATCAAACCATCAATGGCACTCTCACCGTTGCTGGAGCCACAGCAGTACGCCGCATTTTTGTTCGTTCTGACACCGTTGGCACTGTTCGCACATTAACCGTAGCAACCCTGTCTGCTGACGATTGCGACTTCCGTGACATCACCATTGCAGGAGCAGCCGCTGGTGGCTCCCCAACCCGTGCTGGAGACTGCGGTGGGAACACAGGCATCACGTTTCCTGTTGCTAAAACTGTCTATTGGAACTTGGCTGGAGGGACAGTCTGGTCTGATACAGCTTGGGCTACAAGCTCTGGCGGCACTCCTGCGGTCAACAACTTTCCACTAGCTCAAGACACCGCTGTCTTTGACAATACAGGTAGCATTACAGGAACAATCACTGTTAGTCAGCCTTGGAACATTGGAACCTTAAACATGTCGGGCAGAACTACTGCTGCCACAATAGATTGGTCAAACAGCAGCCCGACTTATTACGGCAATGTGCTTTTAGGTTCTGGCGTAACGCCGGGAACTATCGGTGCTTGCATTATGGGGAAACGGGGTACGCAAACCATTACAAGTGGTGGGAATACATGGAGCGGTGCATTAACAATTGACTCAGCCACCGGAACCGTACAACTTGCTGACGCTTTGATAATTAACTCTGCTCGGACTTTGACCTTGACCAGCGGTACGTTTGATGCTGTGACGTACAACGTGACATCGGGATTGTTTAGCACTGGCGCAACCGCAATTTTGAAAATGGGGTCTGGCACATGGACGCTATCGGGAACTGGTTTTGTTTGGGTTACAAGCAGTATTTCTGCCCTTTACAAGGGAACGGCTAACATTGTTTTGTCTGACACATCCACAACCGCTCGGACTTTTAATGGTGGCGGTCTCTCCTTCAACAAACTTACAATTGGCGGCGCAACTGGCACATCAACAACAACGATTGGTTTTAGCAACCAATTCACAGAACTTGCCAGCACTAAAACCGTAGCGCATACCATTGCTCTTGGTAGTGATATTCATACCTTTGGCGCTTGGACAGTGACTGGTACTGTTGGCAACGTGGTCACGGTAACGGGTACAGGGGTAAGCAACGTCATCGCTGGTGCTAGGGTATCCGGTGTTGATTACCTCGCAATGGGAACAATTGGCTTTATAGCCACAAGCCCCGGCGAGTTCTACGCTGGAGCCAACAGTACAGGCACAGGCACAGGCGTTATCCTGACCGCTGCCCCTACCGCTACAACCCGCTACTGGGTGGGCGGTACGGGCACATGGGACGCAACGACCACAACCAACTGGTCAGCATCTTCTGGCGGCGCTACTGGGGCTTCAGTGCCGACATCTGCCGACGCGGTGATATTTGACACGCTATCCAACGCCACAGCCTACACCGTCACCTGCACAGCCACACAGCTTCGATGTGCTGCGCTGACCTTTTCTGGCCCGTTATCGGGCAACGTGACATGGGCGGGTACTGCGCCACTAGCAATCCACGGCAACTTTACACTTCCCGCTACTGGGTTGACTCGTTCTTATACGGGTTCAATCGTTTATTCCGGTTCGTCTACAGGAAGAACTATTACCACAAACGGTATTGCACTTGCTTCAGCAGTCACTGTTAATGGTGTTGGGTGTGGGTGGACATTAGCAAGTGCTTTAAATATTGGAAGCGCAGCAACTGTTGTAACAAACGGGTCATTTGATACCTCAACTTTTAACTTTACCTGTGCTTCATTTTCGTCGTCTGATGTTAACTCTCGCACAATAAATTTTGGTTCTTCAACAGTATCGGTTGCTGGAAATTTAACATTTAATATAACTGAGGCTGCGCGTGCAAACTTGACGTTTACTGCGGGCACATCTCAGATTAATGTTTCTCCTGCTACCCCATCTTTTGCTGGTAATAACCAAACTTTTTATAACGTCAGCTTTACTTCTGTATCTATTAGTTCCATAGCGCTAAGCGGCGCAAACACATTTAATAACCTATCTTTTGCGGGTAGGACAACCGTTGGCATTGCTGCTATAAGCGTTAGCGGCAACCAAACCATCAGCGGCACTCTGACGCTATCGGCAGGGACAGACGCAACCATGCGTACCTTTGTGCAGTCCAACACTCTTGGCACAACACGAACACTGACCTGTGCTGCGTTTGCTGGAACTGATGCTGACTTCCGCGACATCACTATTGCTGGCGCTGCGGCCCCTGCAAGCGGCACTCGGCTGGGTGACTGCAAAGGCAACAGCGGCATCACATTTGGCGCAGGGACTACAAAGTATTGGAACCTTGCTGCTGGTGGAAACTGGGGAGGGGCAATAGGCTGGGCTACATCTAGCGGCGGATCACCAGCAATCAACAACTTCCCACTGGCACAAGACACCTGCCTTTTTGAAGCAACGGGTTTGACTAGTGGAAACACGATTACCATCAACGCTGACTACAACATTGGCGCGGTAAATATGGCTGCCCGTACCAGCAACACGATGACGCTGGCAATAGGTTCGACTCTGCCATTTATTTATGGCAACTGGATTAATGGCACAGGCGTTACTTTTTCGGGAGGAGGTACGTTGACTTTTGCGGGTCGTACTAGCCAAACAATTACCAATGCGGGTAGGACGTTTACAAATCAATTTACTATTAACACCCCTAGTAGTTCCGTAACCTTACAAGACAGTTTTATTTCTAGTAATTCCAATGGCAGCGCAATAAGGGTTGATTCTGGCACGTTTGACGCAAACGGTTATAACGTCACTCTTTCGGGAGTAAATTCTGGATTTAATGCATCTGCCACAACCACTGCAAAAACTATAGCAATAGGCTCAGGAACATGGACAATTGCTGGAGCAAATTTGTGGAATGCAAACTCATCCACCATTATTACAGGCACAGGCACAATTAGCTCAACTTCAGCCTCTACCAAATCTTTTGTAGGTGGCGGTATTTCCTACTCAGGTATTACCTTTAACCAAGGCGGTGCAGGTACGCTGACAATCACAGGCAACAACACCTTTGCCAACATCAGCAACACCTACAAGGCCACAGGTGCGACAACCATCAGATTAGACACAACCACTCAAACGGTGGGTAGCTTCACCGCATCAGGTGAAGTTGGACGGGTGTTGACGGTTCAAGGATCGGCAGCATCCAGCCCCTGCACATTGGTTTATACGGGCGTTGGGCAGGCTACAACCGCCACAACTGACTACCTAACCATAACGGGAGTTCGTGCGTACTCTCTTGCGGACACTTTTTACGCCGGAGCAAACTCAACCAACAACGGGTCGCTGGGTTGGATATTCAGTTCTGCCTCTCCCGCAACGGGCAGCGGCGGCAAGTTTTTCTTTGTGTTTGGATGAAGAATGGAAAACCAGCAACTATTCAATCTTGTAGTGACCGCTGCTGGTTTTTTGGCAGGCTACGTCCTGAACAACATGACCCGGCAGCTTCAGAAGCTCGAAGACAAGGCCAATGCGATGCCGACTACCTATGTCATCAAGGGCGACTACCGCGAGGACATTGCGGAGGTCAAGGTTATCCTGAAGCAGATTTTTGACAAGCTGGACGCCAAGGCTGACAAATGATTGACCCCTTTACCGCATTTGCAGCCGCTCAGGCAGCGGTAAAGGGAATCCAAGCTGCCATCAAGTTGGGTAAGGATGTACAAGGCATTGCGTCTGACCTGAGTAAGTTTTTTGAGGCTAAGGACATTGTTCAGCAGGCGGCGAACAACCCTAAGAAGTTCAAGTCGGACACGGCCCAAGCGTTAGAGACGGTGATGCAGGCCAAGCAGCTTGCGGAGGCCGAGACAGAACTCAAGAACACGCTGATATGGTCAGGCAATGCGGATGTGTGGGAAGGCGTGCTGCTGGAGCGCAACAACATCATTCAACGGCGCAAGAAGGCCGAAATGGAAGAGGCTGCTGCAAAGGCCAAGCGCAAGCAGGAAATCATGGAAGTGGTCAACATAGCCTTTTGGGCATCGGTGTTCTTGTCAGCCATCGGGCTGAGTTATTTTTTTACAAATCTGTTCCTTGATAGGAGAGCATGATGGAGTGGTTAAAAACTATTGCCCCAACAGTCGCCACGGCGCTCGGTGGCCCTTTGGCTGGGATGGCCGTAGCTGCTGTTTCCAAAGCGCTTGGGTGCGACCCTGAAGAGGTGCAGGACATCATCGGCAGCGGCAAGTTGACTGCCGAGCAGGTGGCGTCCATCCAGCTTGCTGAACTGGAACTGAAGAAGCAAGCCCAATCCATGAATTTGGACTTTGCCAAGCTAACTGTGGAAGACAGAAAATCTGCGCGTGATATGCAGATTGCAACCAAGTCCATGCTTGTACCATCACTGGCAATCCTCATTGTCAGCGCTTTCATTGGCGTGGTGATAGCAACGCTGGGCGGGTTTGCCGTTGTCGATTCCGTACTGGCGGGCACTTTGATTGGCTACATATCGGCAAAGGCCGAACAAGTGGTCAACTTTTATTTTGGCTCGTCTGCTGGCAGCAAAGAAAAGACAGAACTGCTGTCCAAAGCGGAGGCCATCAAATGAAGGCCAAGCTGACGTTTTTTGTGACCCTGATGGTCAGCTTCACCCTATGCGTGGTCATCATCGGCATGGTCGCTGTGCTGATGGCTGGCCTGTTTGACCCAATCGTGGACAACGGCGAAATCTTCAAGCTCATCTCGCCAGCGTTTCAGACCATTGTCGGCGGCTTCATCGGCTTGCTGGCTGGCGTGAAGCTGTCCCACGGCGAAAGAGATGAGGAGCCAACGCCATGAAAGAGAACTTCGACGCATCCTTTGCCCGCATCATCAAGTCGGAAGGCGGTTACGTTAACGACCCGGCAGACCGTGGCGGCGAGACCAACCTCGGAGTGACCATTGGCGCTTGGGGCGCGTACCTGAACCGCGCCATCCAGCCGGGTGAAATGAAGGCTTTGACCGTAGATACCGTCAAGCCGTTTTACAAGTCCATGTACTGGGACAAGGTGAAGGGCGACGACTTGCCCGTAGGCGTCGATTACGCCGTTTTTGACTTCGCGGTGAACGCAGGGGTTGGTCGGGCCGCAAAGTTCCTTCAGCGGGCTGTGGGGGCCGTGGACGACGGTGTTATCGGCTCCGGTACTTTAGGTCGCGTAGCCAAGACCGACCCCGCCGTGCTGCTGAAGAACTTTGCCGAGCAAAAGCAACGCTTCTACAACGGCCTTGCCACCACCAATCCGTCTCAACAAAAGTTCCTGAAGGGCTGGTTAGCCCGCGTAGACCACGTTCAAGACGCCGCCGAGTCAATGATGGCTTAAACCCCAACCTTACAATCGCTCTACACAAGGACTGAACCATGACCGTAGCAGCAGTAATGACGTATGACAGCTTGGTCGATGACATCACGACCTATCTGGAGCGTACCGACACGCAAACGATTGACAAGATTCCGCAGTTCATCATGTTTGCGGAGCAGATTATTGCGTCCGAAATCAAGTTTTTGGGTAACTTGGTGGTGGTCTCCAGCACCATGACGCAGGCCGAGAACATCATTCCCAAGCCCGCCCGCTGGCGCAAGACGGTCTCCATGAACGTCTCGGTGGCCGGAGTCCGTCAACCAGTCCTGCTGCGCACCTATGAGTACCTGCGTGAATACTGGCCCGACCAGACCATGACGGACGTTCCAAAATACTTCGGCGACTACGACTACGACCACTGGCTGGTGGTTCCGACCCCTGCAACTGGGTACACCTACGAGGTGCTGTACTACGAGCGCAACCAACCCCTTGATTCTGCCAACCAGTCCAACTGGTTCACCGAGTACGCCCCGCAAGCTCTTTTGTACGGCTCACTGCTGCAAGCAATGCCGTTCCTAAAGAACGACGAGCGCATCCCAATGTGGCAAGCGCAGTACGACAAAATTATCGCTGTCTTGCAGAATGAAAACGCTATCCGTATAGCTGACCGCCAAGCAATTGCGAAGGACGTATGACTACTTTTACCTCCCCCTTTACGGGCCAAGTCATCCAGCCCACGGATGTCTCGTACCGTTCTATTTCCCTGACGGCCACCAGCCAACTAACGTGGCCTATTAACGGCAGCGCGTTGGATGATGCTGCGGCACGCATCATGGATGTGTCCTCGACGTCCACCACGGGTGCCTTCTCGCTTCTGATGCCGCCAGCCAACCAGACATCGGTTGGTCAGGACGCCTTGATTCGCAACACCGGCTCGTAC